AAGCTGCTCGCCCGCCGCAGTAAGCACGGGAAGAGTCAGCAGAGTGTCATCCATATCGGTAAATGAGATGGCATCCAGTTCGTTCACCTGTAGCGCCGCACTAGACGCCGTGGTAATGCGCGAAATGTTAACGCTCATACCAGTAGCAGGCAGGGGATGCTTATTCGCCTTATCAGCAAAGGGCCGCATATTGGCAACAGCAGGAGCAACCATATCCAGCAAATACTGAGGAACGGTCAAACCAGAAAACGCGCTGGTACCAACACCGACGCTAGTACGCTGCTGATAAGGAGAATGGCTACGCTCAACCTGCTCTTCCCGAATGTGCCTACCCAGCCGGTCGGCCGCGCGAACATCATTAGAGATGAACTGGTTAATAACGTCAGAGAAAAACATCTTTCCCTGCGGGTCAGTCTCGCGCGAATAGGTCCGCGCCTCATTGCCAATAGAAACACTGGCAGTACGGCTAGAACGGTCAGGCAAATCAGCAGGAGTAGTAGGCTCATTCATACGGGCCTCAAACTCGGCATCCTCGGCCTCAATTTTCTTAACCCGAGCCAGCTTATCCTTAACGCCAATTTCCTGCGCCTTAGTCAGTTCGATAGAAGCGAACAGCGCGTCGGAGCGCTCAGTCTCTTCTTTACTCAGATTGGGCCGACCTTCCTTACGGGCCTCATCCAGAATGAGCTCAATTTCGGCCCGCGCCTTACGCCGACGGGTCTGAACTGCCTCCAGTTCCACCTCAGTCTGCGCACGAAGATTCTTCACATTCATAAGAGAATGTCCTCTCTTGCACATAGTGCAAAATCAAATTTGACAGATTATAACAGGATTGCTATAACCCTGAATTGAAAAACACAATTCACATGCGGCCGGTATGATCTGCGGCTGATGGTCGTTTGATTTCCGCTCCACCATTGCAAGTGAGAGGGTACCTTTCGGTACCATCGAGATGGTTAGATTATTCCTCGTCCCAGCCGTCAGTCATTGCGGCCAAACGATTTCTAACCAAATTTGCAGCCATTCCCACATTAGGATTGCTGCTATCTGCCGACCGCTGGTCAACAGAAGAATCGTCGCCCTCTTCATCAGAATCGGAAAGATGGACGGACAAACCGGAAGTAGAAGTGCCGTAGGCACGACCAGTTGTAGCCGATTCAGAACTAGTACCGGTAACACTACCATCATTGTTATAGGTAGCGTCATTAGCAACGTCATCGGAAATATAGCCTTCGACAGATTCCCCTTCAATACCCTCAATAGGATCTGTGTCATCCTCTTCATCGGCTTCGTTTACGGTTATGTGAACATCGTCACGCTTCGCCATAAGAGCAATGGCTTCGCGTGCCATAGCGGGAGGAACTCGTTCGGCCAGCCTCATAAATTCGGCTGCCCTCGCCCCAATAGATGTATAAGGATTCGCACCATAATTAACAGCCGAGACATCACCACGGTCAATGTCGGCCTGAATAATTCGGAACTCAGAGAAGTCGTCATTCCATTCGCCCTCTTCGAGCATAAACGCAAACGACATCTCATCAATAAGTTCGTCATTGATAGCACGGGCCAGATTCTGGATATCAGTACGATCTGCATTCAGAAATGCGTGGACCTTTAGGCCCAAATCATCCTTATTCAGTTCGAGCGTTCCGTTTTTGGTCCGGGCCATTGTCATGCCAGTGTGGTTTGTCAGAAATGCCACGTCAGGATGTTTGGACAATGACTTGTCCAGCATATGAGCGTCGGCCGTTTCATTGTAAGGCCCGAAAGCATCCCACATCTGATACGCGCGATTAAAAACTGTCGCGTAGCCGTTAACCTCATAGAACTGTTTGCCATCTTTAACGATTAGATTGGCTCGCAACTCGCCCGGGAATGAAGCAATTCGAGCGGCACCAGCGGGCAGTTCACCCGCATGCAAAGCGCGTAGCGCCCGAATATCCGGCGGTTTTCCTGCCTTAGTAGCGGCCTGAATGATTTTCATGTGGCCATTAAGGTGGGATTCCGCAGCGGCCTTATTGGTAAGGTCATTGGTCTGCGGAAGGCGGGAGAGTGCATTACGTACGCCCGCCGCATTCGGGGAATCGCCCGGGTGATAGTGATGGGGCAATGCATGCGCGCCCTGAGTTTTGGGGTCGCCCTTCTTTTTACCGGCGCAAATGCCATTGTAAAAGGCGGCCGGATTATCCGACGCGGCACCGTTAGCCCATGCCTTAGAAGCATCCCAAGGACTGTTGTCTACGTTTGCCATTTACTTTCCATTTCCTTTTGTCGGGGAAGGGGGAACTTTAGCCCCGGGTTGCACCGGCAAAGGTGCATTAGGTATAGGATCTTCGTCAGCGCCCGTGGGCGGGATATCACCCGCATAAACACCTGCAAATTCAGGCTGCATAGGCGACAGCGAAGTCTGCGGAGTCGCATTACGACGGTTGAGCCCAAGAGCATCGAATTCTTCGATCTGCTCCAACGTGAAGGGAGGCAAGTTATCTGCCTTACGCGCTTCACTAGGTGCGAGCACACGAGAATTGATTTTAGTCTCGATCATCTGCGCACGAGTAACCGGGTCCATTCGCAGCAATGCGTCTTCATCAAATTTGAGATTACGCGGTTTTGGAAGTAGCCCGCTTAGCGAGTTTTCCCTCCGCCGAATTGCAGGCCCCAAATGCATAATCAAGAATTGCAGGTTACGCTGCACGACATTCGCATAAGTCACGTGGTCGCCAGACATGGCTGCATCAATAAGATTTGACGGTACTCCAAAGTACCGTGCCGCTTCTGTTAGGCCAAACTGCTGCGCAGTAATCCAGTCATTCGACGCACTCTGGGCTTCAATCAATGAATATTCCCAGTTACTACCATGTACAAACGGCTCGCCCATCTCCTGAGTAGCTTTCCACGATTCCTTAGCGATAGTGGCTTCCCGGGAATCAATTTTCTTCTCAGTGTTTTTCAGGCTGGCACGTGGGCCATTACCTGACTCAAACCATTGTGATGCAAAGTCACGAACAGAAGCATACTGACCAAGAGTATAGGCAGCATATTCAACGGGACTCAAACCAACGTGCAAACCAGCCATCGTGAATTGCTTCTCATGCCAAATAACAGATGGATTATATTCGATTCCGTCAATGCGGTAATTCGTAATAATGTCATCCTTAACAATGACCTGACAGGAAGTAGCTTCCTTTAGCGTGATATGTGCAGGGATTTTGGTATTACTGATAAAGGAATCGATAACTCCGATCGCATTTCCGTGCATATCCAGATCAGACTGACTAGAATACAGGAATTCCATAAACTCGGGCGAGCCGATAAATGGAGTAGCCCCACTATCCACTCGCATGTTATCAACCATCTGGTATGTTTCAATTGGCAGCGTGGAGATAAGATCAGCGCGCAATCTAACTGCGGCCCAGACTGCGGACTGTTCCAATGATTCTTTGGATGAGATGACCTTTCGCCCAACCCGGGCGGCGGTGCGCAATCCAACCATATCGGTAGGACTCAGACCCCAAAAACTCAATGCCCGCTTACTGCGGCCACGAGATCCGCCACGGTTTAGAATTAGGCCCATTACAACCTGCTATCTACTGCAACTGCAATTAGAAGCGCCCCACCGACTATAAATCCAGCCGGATGAGAGATCAAATAGGTTCCATAAGAGATTAGACCCGCGCCTAGCAGCGCGGTTACGGGAGAAATAGCGCCCTGGAAGATTTCGCCAAGTTTAGATGCGAATGCCCTCATTGGCCAAAACCTCCAAGTCCATGTCAGTAAGAATTTTCGATTGGTGCAAACGACGAATATCATCCGGGCCATAAACACCGGCACGATAAATTCGCATTACTTCGTTAAGATCAAAGTGAAGCGATTCTGAGGCATCAACATCCTCTTCGGCAAATTCCATAAATCCCCAATGTGCGAAAGTGACTGCCATAAGAGGCGAGATGTCTACACCAGAATTGAGCCGATCAAAAGCCCATGATTCTGACAGGTTACGCTTATCCACTCCTGCGATAGCCCCGCGCAGTTCTGTCTGCGCATAATGGCGAATATCGCCCTCTTTGAAGCCATCAAACATAAGTCCGCACGCATGGGCAACCTGAGCAGCCGTCATAAACTGAATCGGAAGACCAGACTTTTCTAGCGCAGTAATCAAAGATCCCGCAGCGGCACGCTTATCAATAACCCATGTTACCGGCTTCCACTTTGCGTGGATTTCCTTAGCGCGTTTTACGATCCAGCTAATGCCCTCATGGGATTCGATAATCTGAATTCCAATTCGGCCGTCTGGGCGTTCACCAGCAACTGCAATTGCTGCACTCGATCGTGCGGGGTTTGCGTCAATAGCAAAGATTGGTTTGCGTACGCGCGGAGGATTCTCGGTCTTATCCTGGCAATTCAGATACCAGCGCTTAGGAATGACGAACCATCCATCAGTTGGAGCCGGATAAGTGCCAACGCCCAGCCTTTCACGGTAATATTCCTCTTCCATACCATGAAATGCCTCGCGCTCGCTCTCAATATAACGGGGCATGATGCGAATGTTATATCCGGGGTTGGTTTTTGCAACCGTTTCCTCAGCGTCGGGATCATCGTGATCCGTACAATCCGGCGAGCAATATTCATCGCACAGATTTGCCGACCATTCATAAAACGCCAAACGCTTAGACGACTTAGCTACGCCTCGGCGGCGTACATTAGCAAGTTGCGTAGAAGTCTTTAGCCCAGCACTTCCCGAGTAGATTACCTGCGCATTAGGACGAGCAGATAGGGAAGGCAATGACGCGGACACTTTACCAGCATCCAGAATCATATCTTCGTCATATGCAACGAAATCACCAGTAAAACCACGACCGGAACCGCCACTACGGGCAATAAAGATAAGTCGCTTGCGCCCATTGCGTCTAACTTGCCTGCCACCGGGTCCGAGAATAATGGTAGGCTTCGGTTTTGTCTCAATGAATTCTCGGCCATATGCCGAAGAGTGCCGCCCAACTTGTTTGATAAGTTCGGGAGTATTCTCAACCAAACTCCAAACTCGGAGGTAATGCTCACTGGCGGTCTTGTGTTCGTGAGCCGTATGAATCATCAGTTTGTCAGACGGGAAAATGAAAAGCCCAAACAACTCCCGGGCTTCGAGAATTGATCCTTTACCATTCTGACGGGATACAATGATAAGAACTTCAAAAGCAGACCATAGCCGGTATTCATCCATACCCAACATACCGGAAAGAACGTACTCCTGCCAGTCATCCAGGTACAATCCCGCGACTTTAGCGTGCTCGATCGCATCTTTGGCGACATTGTTGTACTTTGAATAGGGCACCGATTCCAGGCGCGGCCTTTGTGAGCCAAGTAGCGCCATGATGATCAGGGTCCTGTTCTGGGATGTTTAACCACTTCGCTAGTCTGCGATGTTTCCGTTTCACGGTCATTGGCCTATGGGGATTCTCCGGACCACAACCCGCAATGGAGCCACCATTGTATCGGTCCCACGGTACCCATCCACGCTTAGTGAGGTAACCCCACTTGCGAATCACGGGGCCTAGTAGGACATATGACCATACAGGCCCTTCCGGCAGTTCTAGCCTATGCAATTGGGATGCTTTGCGGGTAATTACGCATGGTGCTTTGTATACGACTGATCCTTTAGGCGTATGCTCAATGTAAATGCCTTTAAGAAGTGTTGATACAAAATCCCACGGGTGGTCGTGAAAGTCTCTATCCGGATCACTGGCCAGAATGTGATGGTAACGAGCAGTGGTGCGATTCGTAGAAGTGGTGATATAGAAACGTCGCATGTATGCGTCACCGAGATTACTGATCAGCGTATCGCATGGAAGACCATCAGTATCAGGAGCTATCCAGTGCTCTAGCTCATCATCTTCGTTCATCAGTATTTCCCGGCCATTTCTTCGACAGCATCCGTTGTCGGGGCAGGCTGCTCAGCTACTTTATCAAGAGTTAGGCGCAATTCGCGCGACAGCGCGGCATACGCGGCTTTATCCTGTTTGTAGGTTGCGCTCGTGCCATCTAGAATTTCCGCCAGTCCAATAGCCAGGCATTCGAGTGCAGTTGTCGGCTCGGTAATGCCCAGCTTCTCAAAGGAAAATCTTACGCCAGTTTCAATTGGCCCTACTATGCCGTTCGATTTGCTCATCACACAACCAAATGACTACGATAGTTGCCGCGCATCAGCGCGGCCTCGTGCACTCGAAAGTGATGCGTGCAAAAATAGAGCGAACCGTTAATTGTCTCTACCTGATATTTGGCACGGCAAATAGGCTGGCCAGTGTTTTTAGTGTATCCGCACTGGTCACATGCTCGAAATGGTGATGTTACCTTGGGTTTTGGGGTATTCTGCGGGGGGCGGGGGGCGGCCATGATGCCTGTGGACCGGGGTCCGTTAGGACCAGCGGGGGGCGCTAGTTTGCCCATCATTGCCTCCTAATCAATTATGCTCTGTTCCAATAACTCTTCGTAAACTCTTGACACCCCGCCGAGTGTCACGTACAGTGAGCAACGGAGGGTAGCCAGGAGGCAGCCAGCCGAAGAACAAATCCCTACATCTTTATAGTGGAATTAATTACCATTCTTTGGGCCACTCGGCCGCCGGTTGGCAGGCCGTTGACCTGGGACGATGCGCCATTCCGGCCATTGTTCAATTTTTAGGTCTATAGAAAATGCCGGTCCGAA